TGCCTATGGTAAAAACACTCTCTGTTGGTGTAGTGTTATTCCATGTATATTGGCTTGTGCTAGCAGCTGCTGATGAGTTTAATGTTAGATATTTAGTATTTCCAATATCTTTATGATAAACATCCCAATCACCTCCAGTAGAGTTACGTCTTTTCGTCCACATCATCTCAGGTACTGCACCAAGATTATGGCTTACAGTGCGTCCTGCTGTGTCGTTCCCTAGGTAAGCAACCACATCGAAATACGAGGGTGCACGTCTCCACATCCAAGCATAATGCGCTGAAAAGTTAAAAGCTGTGTCGCTAAATATACCAGTACTGCTATCGAATTGATTGGCATATGCTGTTGTAGCTTCTGCATTTGAAGTATTAGTTTTAAGAAAATCACTGTGACCCCTTATTCTATCTAAAACAAGAAAGTCATAAGTTTGTGTTGGGTCTTTTCTTATTAATAAATCTACAGGAAAACCCGCATCAAAAGCCTGTTCGTTATTGTTTACACTTGACCCTTGATCTACAGCAAAAAACTTAGTTGCATCTTCTGGTGTAGTTAGTGGCCCTCTACGAATTGCCATGTAAATATAATTAGCTCCTGCCCCAAGACCGTCTTCACGAAAACCTTGTGAATCAAGACCAATTTGAAATTGAAGTGAACTTTCGTCATCACTAGTATCAGCTTTTAAAGTAGCAACTTCTCCATTAATATTAGGTTTTGATGTAAAACCTCGCCTTTGATCGCACATAAACCAACTACCGCCTGTGCCGTCATACCTTTTAAACATAACAAACTCAGGATTAAAGCCAAGATTAACAAGATTCCCCCCAGAATTTGACCCACCAAAAGTGCCACACTTTATAATATCTTGATCACCCGCAGGGCCGAAGTTACCGTCATTATTGTTGTGTGCAAAAACGTAGGCTATGTAGTTGTCGCCATTAGTGTTTGTTCCACCACCAGAGGTTACAGTAAAGTAAGTACTAGAGAACCCAGAATCAGAGGAAGTAGGAAAATTGCCATAACCTGCAAAAGCAACACTAGAATGAAGTTGTCCTTCGCTGCCTGATACACTCCTATGTTTAACAGCCCACCCATTAGTATCATCTCTATTTTTAACAATAACCATACCAATATCAGAACCTAAGTTATGAGATATTTGACGACCAGAAGTTCCATTCCCAGTATATGTCACAACATCAAAGAATTTAGGGGCCTTGCGAAAAGTCCAAGAGACAAAGTTGTAAGCACTTCCATTAATTGCTCCATTGCTTCCCATAGTAAAGCCACTTGATGTAAATGCTGTAACATCGGCTGTTCGGGTAGATTCTCCACTAGTTTCTTCTGTTCTCAGTCTTTTATTAACACCCCTTGCAGTGTCATAAAGACTATTTCCATATGCATCATTGCGCATTTTTATCCAAACCAACCCACCTTCGCCACTTAGGTCAATGCCGTTGGTGATTGTTTGTGTAGAACTATTGCCGTTATACAAGTAACCGCTAAACACATCATCTACATCAAGACCTGCACCACCTGCACTACCTGCGGCTGCTTGGAGTAATTTCTTTTTACTTGCCATGTTGGTTTATCCTAACGCTTGACCTGCCGTAAATCCGTACCAGTTTGTGCCACCGTCTCTTGTATAGAACACAAACACATCTTTAGCTGATGCTGTTGCTGTGAGGGTTGGAGCTGTTGCGCTAGGCCAATCTATTTCTGTAGGCCAAGTCACGGTGTAGCCTGATGCTGATGCGTCTTGGATAAGCTCCAAGCTAAAGCTAAACGCCGTGCCACTTGCAGGTTCACCGCTAAAGGTAAATGTGGTGTTTTCAGTCAGTGTGTGGCTAAATGCGTTGCCATTCTCGCAGTTAATCGTTGTTGCATTAGAGCTTGATGTAACGGCTGCATATGTTTCGTTGTAAGACTTTGCTTTAAGTTCTTCTGCTAAGTTTACATCACCGTTTGCATCTGCTGTAACAACTTTACTTGCTTGGGAAGTACCTAGAGTTGTAATGTCTACATAATTAAGTTCGGTTGTTGTAGCAGTAACGCCGTCTAACAAATTAAGTTCTGTAGCCGTAGATGTTACGCCATCAAGAATGTTTAGCTCTGCGGCTGTTGAAGTGATTGCCGTGCCACCTATGGACAGAGTGCTAAAATTACCAGTGTTTGCTGAGTTTGCGCCAATTGGCGTGCCATCAATTGAGCCTGAGTTTATGTCTATGCCTGTTACTGGCGTTGTGCCATCTAGTAAATCATCAATTGTGTCTAGGTTGGTGTTAATGTAACCACCCCAGGCGTCCTCGTCTCCCCCGACAGTTGGTTTTTGCAGAGAATAAGTCGTTGTGTTAGTCGGCATAAATAAACTCCTCAGTTACGTTTTTGCCACGCACACTTTTCCATCAATGTAAGGGAAACAAGCGCCGTAGCTCGTTAAGGCAACTATCGCACATTTTGGCTGTAGCTCCAAAATTCTATGCGGCGCGTGACCAAGTGATCTCTGTCCATGTTTCGCTTGTGGCCGCTACTGGTGTCCATGTGTCTGTCACGTCGCTTACTGGCGTCCACGTTTCTGCCGTGTCTGCAACAGGTTCCCATTTCTCAATGGCAGACGCAGTTGGAGACAGTGACATTGTGGCAGTCGCGGCACCATTTACGGCACGCTGAAAACTTGCAGAAATAGATAGAGATGCGCTTACCGCAGCCGACGCCTTGATGCTGTAAACGGCATTTGCTGTTGCGCTGAGAGCTAACGCAGACGTGGCAGAGGCTTTGCGTTTTCTAATAAAAGAAAAGGACGTGGTTAAAGACGCTGAAGCAGACGCCAAGCCTTCCTCGACGCTTTGATTTTCACCATAAATATTTGTGCCGTATGTCTTTAAACCGTAACCGGGTCGATACCCCTCAGTCGCTACGTATTCTTCAGCAATGCTTATCGTTGCGCTTTGTAAAGTAGCAGAAGCAGAGCCGTTGCGCACCCGCTTGCCGGATGATGTAGTTGTTATAGCAGTGCTTGCGGTTGCGCTGCCGTTGGTAAGCTTTTCGGCAGAACAAGTTGCCGTTAGTGTGGCAGTTTCGCTTCCCTCATTACCATAAACAGCCGTACCGTATGTAGACGCACCATAGGCGGGGCGGTAAGTAACATCGGTAGACCCATCAATAGCACCAGTAACGCCGTAAAGGGCTGTTCCGTATGTGTCTGCACCGTAGGAAGCGCGGTAAGCCATCAGTCTAGCGTAAGGTCAAAATCACCCGCCGGAACTCTAAAAACATCTCCGGCTGCTATAACCTTACTTGCAGATAACGCAGAGTAAGCAATGAGGTTGCCGCTTGAGCTTGCATCAAAAACCCCGACATGGGTTACAGTGCCAAAACCTGACCCGGTAGCCTCTGGAAACTCAATGGCTGCGCTTGTGGTGGCTGTATTGCCTGACACGGTAAAGCTTGCGGATTGCCTTGCATACGCGGTGCCGGAGGTAGATACCTCAGTGCCACTAGCATCTTCGGCAGGGTTAGATGTAAATAGCGCCAAATACCACGCGGTCGGCCTTGTTACGCTTGTTGCAGTAAACACGTAGTTTAAAACGTGCGTCTCAAATGTATTAGAAAAACTCATGGTTAATACGCCTTTATTTTCATTCTGCGCCCGGAGCCGCCGAACTTGCTTGCTTCAGATTCGCCGTTAATGTCGGCCAGTGTTTGCGCGTACAAAGACCCCCACACGGCGACACGCGCATCGTCCTTTAGATATGGGGCAGAGTGTACCAGGCTGCCGTAAAGGTAGGCATCCGGGAAATAGGTTAAAATGTCGTTTGTCGTATTGCTGTCGCTCAACGCGGAGATGCGTTTGTAATAATACAGCTCACTGGTGTAGGTCGCGTCCGGGGTGGGGTAAACCTCGATTTCCCCGGCAGTAATTGAGTAATACTTGGGCTTGCCTGCCGCGTCGCCGCTTGACGCACGCTCCTTCAGCATCTCAGCCTTACCCAGCAATTCAATTTGCGCTAAAGACCCAGACGTAATGTGAAACGTGATAGGCTCCCCAAAATCGGCGGGTAGGGCGCTGAACTGCGTGTCGATCTGCGCCGTCGATCTGCCTTCCATCCGCCAATGCCGAACCCGGCGGTTCATGTCTGCCTCGGCTAACGTAATGAAATCAGGCGCGACGCTGGTCAGGTCATCCCGGTTTAAAAAATCAGCGATTGACGTTTTTAACTCTGCATATGTTGTTATTGCCATTAGTTACCCACGCTTTCTAAGTATCGCTCTAGCTCTTGCATTAATCTGCTTTGCGGTTTGTTGTTTGCGACGTTTGGTGTCATTAAATCATCCAGGGCAAACATGCCGCGCTCTACAGCTCTGCCAGCCCGGCCAACCGTGCGAGGCACGCGCTTCATTGCGTTAAATATTGGTTTTGCAAAGGGAGTTATTGTCAGCGCCGCGTCGCCTAATCCTAATGCAGCAAGCCCAGCATTCTTTGCCATGTACATGCGGTCACCCTCTCGGTATCCGTCAGGTATCTCCCTGGCCGCTTGGTAAGCATCCTCTAAACCCATAGCCGTGCCAAGCCCGGGCGAGTATGTCGCCGCGTTCACAGCGTGCCGGGCCATGTTTGGGTTGCCAGTCTTGTCAAACACATAGTCAAAAATAGAGCCGCTGAGGCGGTTAGTTGTGTTCCGGGTGTTCATTGCCTTTTCAAGCTCTTCCGCGCTGTACACGTAGTCTCCGGCGTTGTGGTAGGCCCTCCCGGTGTACGGGTCCAAAGTTACGCCGCCATATTGCGTTTTAAACGCCTCGTTGGCATCTGTGCCAAGTGTAGCGCCAAAGTTTTTGCGGATGTTGCGCTCGTTCTGCGTCTGCTTCAATCCTGACACCTTGTTTCGTATGCGTTCCTCCGGGGTCATCGGTTCGCCTCCAGGTATTGCATCAATTCATTTTGCATCGGGGCGGCCTGCGCCTGGTTGTTGGCCCCTGATAGCCCGAGCACACCGAAAGGAGCAGCGGTGGCACCAGTAAGCAGGCCTTTGTTCATGATGAAGTCAAATAACACTTGCTCGCGTGTCTGGCCGCGCTTGGCTGCTTGTATGTCGGCCCGGTCACGTATTGCGCCCATAAATGTAGTTTGGCTGGTAGGATCGACGCCAGTCTTTCGAGCCCCGCCCATCCACAACGCGGCTTGCACTTGCGGACCCGTCAAGCCGAGCTCGTTGCCCAGCTCAAACATAAAATCCTCCATTGCGGCGTATTCGTTGTTATTTGGCATTTGGCTCCATACAACCGGGTTATCTGAAATAGCTTCAATAGGCACGACGCCATCCTTTACGGCGGCCTTCGGATTAAACGAGGGCTGACCCATTTTGTTAGTGGCAAAATATTTTTTTGACTTAGGGTAGGCCGCCATAATCTCATCAGCAAAATCTTGTCCAACTTCGGTCCCGGCAACGTTTAACCAGTCTGGGTCCATTGACGCCATGCCAAAATACCGCGTGAAATGCAGATCGGCGGCTATATTTTTTTCTGACCCCTTCAGTGATTGACCGAAACCCTTTGGCTTAGGATTTTCTATCATAGACGACTTTGTCCCCGCGACGCCGGGCTCAGGCAACGCGTCAAACTTGCCTTGCTGTTGCTTTGCCACAACCAATTCTTGCAACCCAGCGGTCTTGTGACCGTAACCCGGTTGTCTGCCTTTTGCTAACGCTCTGCCGCCCTCTATGTTTTCCACGTTTTGCAATTGCGTCAAATATTCGGGGTCAGTGTATAATCTATTACGCACGGCAGAGGCGTTGCCAATGTTTGCTGGCACTTTAGACCCGGGAGACGTCGCGCCAACCAGGTCGATGTACTCAGCCCACTGGCGGTGCCCTTCCTCCGGGCCGTGGCCCATGATAAACCAGTCGCGCAGCTCCTCGGTGTTATACCAGTCCTCGCCGACCTCTAGGCCAGCCTCAATAGTCTCTAGCATGTCCTGACGCATGGGGTTGTTAGGGTCGCGCAGCGCAGCTAAAGATTTTTGCAACCGCTCAGGCAGTTTCGCTGGGTTGTATCGCATAAACGTAAAGTCGGTGCGATTAGGCGCAACGCCGCGATACCGGGGGTCGGACCCGGCTGGCTTCTTCAGCATATCCAGCAACCCGACGGCGCTGTCTAACGTATCACCTAACTTGCCCATCTACCTCTTTACACTCCGTTTGCCTGAGCATCCCCAGGCTTTACGCCGCACTTTTACCTTTGGCGTTCTCTTCTGGCTTACCGTCCTGGCGCAATAGGCGTTGCCACGCTTTGTCCCGGGTGACGACACGCGCCGATGCGTCTTGCCCTTGCTGTCCTTGTACGTCGTACCGTCAGCATACTTCTTGCTGGCTGGCACCTTCTTGCGCTTGGCTGGCATTACTTTTTCTTTTTCTTCGCGGTCTTCGCGCTTTGCTTAAACGCCTTGGCCGTAGGCGCACCCTTTGACCCCGGTTTACGCATCTTCTCCGGGGTTTTACCCGCAGCCTTCTGCCTCTTTATGCGTTTACGTTTTGCGTGAATATTTGCGTATAAGCCGGGTTTCTTAGCCATTACTTTTTCTTTCCGCCTTTTTTCTTTCCGCCTTTTTTCTTTCCGCCCTTTTTCATACCGCCTTTATGTCCATAACCTGGCATAACAAAAAACCTCCATGCTAGTTATACCAACAACTTAACACAGAGGTCTGTCAGCCCCAAAAAATCACGCGATGCCTTGCAAGTTCCGCCGTAGCTCGCCGCGCCACACTTTAAACGACCCGGACTGCGCCGTGATCGCGTCGGACGCCATCGTTAAACACAACGCGTCGGCCAGGTCAGGCGAACCCAGCCCACGCTTGCGCATCTCGTCTTTGCTCTCAGCCTTCATCTTGCCGGAGCTGGTAAAGCTGTACCGTATCGCCGTCAGCTCCGCTAACAGTTGGTCGTCCTTGGGTAACTTGCACGAACGATCCTCCAGCCAGCCCTTACACTTAAACCACAGCTCAGACCGCAAATTCATGTACGTATCGCCCATGCTGGGGCTCTCGGCCACGTTTACACCCCGCACGGGCAAGCCCAGCTCCAACAATCGGTCTACAATGCCAGCGCCCAGGCCGATGCTGTCTACCAAGATCTCGTCTGGCTGCTTGGACGGGGGCAGGGCCTCATACTCAGCCACAACCCGCCCGGTGGTCTGCATAAGATCTAACCCGCGCCACGCACGCAGCTCGGTCACCACGGGGCCCTTACGCTTGCATAACGCCGTCGCATCAGAGCCGAACCGACTGACGTCCAACCCCCACACCTCGCTTGTCTCCTCGGATACCTCAATGTTGCGGTTCTGCGCCGCCTCTACAAGGTGATACGGAATTATCGTGTCGTCGTCGGTCAACGGAAAGTCGCCCAAAACGCGCACCCTAAAGGCGGAGCTGGCTTCCCCGTAGCGCATGCGCATCTCATTGACAAACTCGTCGCTGACCAACGGGCTGTCCTCGCAGCTCCACGTCCGGGTCCACCAGGAGCCCTTCATGCGGTTGTGGCTCTCAAAGAACGTCCCGCTAGACCGGGTGGGGTTGGACAGCATCAACGTCGTTGCATTGTGTCCACTCATTGAACCAGCGGCAGCCTCAAAAACAGCCTCAGGGACGCCGCTGGCCTCGTCCACAATCAACAGAACATTATCACTGTGAACCCCGGCCAACGCTTCCGGCGTCTCAGCCCTGGCGGTCCTACATGAGATAAACGCCTCCGCAGGGGCCGCAACCAGCTCCACACGGTCAGACTTCACGTTGAGCAGCTCTTGCAGCTCCTTGGGCAGCTCATTGACCCACCGTTTCAATTCAGCAAACATCGCGTCAAACAACTGGCTACTGGTGGGGGCCGTCACGACAACTTTGCACGGGTAACGCAAAAGCAAAAACCACAGCATCGCCCAGGACGCAGTTGTACTTTTCCCAGTGCCGTGCCCAGATTTTACGCTGATGCGCCGCTCCCCGGCAGCCAAGGTTTGCAGAAACTCAGTCTGATAGTCAAACGGGGTCGCGCCCAGCATCTCCTGGACAAAACGCACCGGGTCGCTGTGGTAGGCCTCCACAAACTCTTCCATAAAGTTTTTCTTAGTCATCGCTATGCTCAATCGTCTTGGTTGCGTCCTGGACCAGCTTGACCTTACGCAACGCATCCAGGTGCATGTCGCCCACGTTCACTGTAATTTGCGTCTGACCCTTGCTCGACCCGTAACGCTTCTGGTTCCACGCCTCCGCAATAAACCGATGCTGCATGGCCTCCTCCTTGGCAATACTGATGTCCAACGCCGACAACTCCGACACCTTGCTGCCAGGGCTGGCGTTGTCTCGTTCTTGCTTGCGGTCCTCACGCAAACGCCGCATAATCTCAAACCCAGCCTCGGCATGCGCGTCCGCCGCTTCCTCACGCACGGCCTCCATAGCCGCAGAGTAGGCCTCATGCTTGCCCAAAATGCGATGCAAGTAACCCCGGTCCAGGTTTAACTCTTTCGCCAGGCTCGACACCGTGCCTCCAGATAGCAAAAAGTCTTGCAAATACTCAGCGCCGCCGCGCTTCTCAATCTCAGCAAATGCTGCCTTACGTTTGGGTCTGCCTGCCATATTTTTCTCCAGTTAGACTAATAATAAACACGGGGGTGCCGGGGGGCAAAATTTTGGGGTGAGGGTGCGTGTGGGGTTGTACAAGCACACCCCCGGGTCGAGCCGGGTCGGGGGGGGGTATTTTGCGATTCCCGACCACAACATCTTGTGTTTTGCCCGGGGTGAAAATAGGCGAGCATTTGTCACACACGCTAAAACCCCATATTTTTATGGCTAAAACGCACTTTTGCCAAATTCGTATAATGAACATTATGTTAACACTTTTGCCTCGCACGCGCACGCGAGCACTACTCCGTCGCTGTCTTACACCCAGTAAAAAAGGGGTAATACCTGACAGTTGGGAGGAACAGGTATTACCCCAGTTGGAGCATTTGGTCGGAGGAACCCTTGCCCCAAGGCAAACATAGTGACTTCTATGTGGTGCCAATATAAACCAGCTACTTATCACCGCCAAACTCCCGTGCATCTTCGTTAGCCAATCGGTAGGCGATAACCAGATAGTTAATCATGTCGATCATGCTGTCCTTGTGAAACCCGTTGTCGTCTATCCGGGCAGCCTTCAGTTCAGCCATCATCCGGGCAATGTCATACGCGCTCAAAGTGACGCCGTGGGCAAGCTTTCCCTTGAGCACGCTGTTCCACCTATCAGCAATGGTTTCGTGCATCTGTCGAGCGTCTCCGTAGCTCTGCTCACGCTCTGTGATAATCTCTTGCGCTTCCTTAAAAATCTCCGGGTAATTCACTCTTTGTCCTCGCTCTGTATTTCGCATATCCCCGCAAGTCGCTGACGACCTTGACGTATCCTCGGTCAATTAGGCTCATCAGCGTCTTTCTGGTGACGCGTAGGTTTTCATCCATTGCCCCGGCGAGTTCCTCGGCTGTCATTATTCCCTCAGCTCGCATAAACTCCAGGACGTGTAACTCATGTTTTGTCAGCGGTTCGCTCCATACTCTTCGGCGCTTGTCATCGGGCAGGGCGGCACGTAACCCCAGCGCAGCCCGTTTGCGCTCAAACTCCATCATCCGTTTCCGCAGCTCATCCTGATCCACGGCTTTTCTCCAGCTCGTACTTTCGCCTAAGTATTGCGCTGCGTTGCCAGTCGTTCCATTTCGTCAGCTCGGTTGATTGTAGGACCCGGCGCCGATTTGCGATCCCCTCCAGTTGAGGCAGATCAACATCAGCCAACGCCCGGTTGAAATCTCTCTCCGACAATGTGGAATAATCTGGCGCACGCCAGCGTAAATCATCTTTCAACTTACGCATCGCAATTGCCTGCTTTTGGTATACCAGCCCACAAGCAATACCATTATACCATACCTAAAGGTATATGGTATAAATGGTATAGTAAGCCTTGTCCGATACCATTTGCTATACCAAGCAGTACCAAACTGTACCATTTGTAATATTTTATGTAATGTTTTCAGTGTCATATGCTTTGCCGTTTTTGGTACACCTCTGGTATAACCCTCATATTTTGTGCTTGGATCGTACCAACCAGTAAAACCCGTCATTTTTAGCCATTTCGCCCTTGTCGGTGAGCCCCTCTATCGCCCGTTGCCAGGCCTGGCTTTTGTTAACTGCGGCGACCTTTCCGTAGAAGTGTTTGCGTATGTCTTCCTCCTCTATTGCCCACCTGGTGCCGCCCTCCGGGAACCCGGCGCCGCTCTTGTTGGGCCCTCCGACAAGCTCACCCCAGAGCTGCGTGAAGCAGTTCATCACCAGCTTTTCGTTTTTGGTGAGCTTTGTTTTTGCTTCTGTTTTGCGCTCCTCATCTACTGGGCCGATGTAGCAGCTCGTCACCGGGTCGCCGTCTTCATCCACGCCCAGCTCAACCGCGTGCAATTCAAATGCGAATTCGTGGCCGCTCTCCATGTCTCGTTGCTTAGTTGCCTTGGCGAAACGCAGTCGGCTGCCGTCATCCACTGTCAGCTCTATCTCTGTGTCTGTGGCAGCTCTAAGCGAACTGTGGCCCCTGGCAGTGTCTGTGGCTTTGCCTGAGTGATGCACAATGGCGATAGACGCCTCTGCGTGCTCCCGGAGTATGTCGCAATGCTGTATGACCGCCGTCATCGTTTCTGGCGCGTTTTCGTTACCCCCGGCGATGGATCGGGACAGCGTATCGACCACGATGAGCTCAATGCTGCCGTGCTTTTCTGTTACCAGGTCAATGAGGTCCAGCAATTTTTGCATATCTATTGCCGGGTCGAGCAAGTTAACCGGGCAGGGGCGCACCGCCAGCGGCACGTCTTCATCCTGGTAGTGATCTTGTATCACCCGGGCTCTGTTGAGATACCCGTGGCCGCCTTCCGCTGCGAGGTACAGCGTGACGCCTTGCTTGACCTTGTGCCCGTGCCAATCACGGCCTGCGGCGACGTGGTAGGCCATGTCAAGCATCAGGAAGCTTTTCCCGGTGTTCGACTGGCCGTAAAGCACTGACATTTGCTGTCGGCCCAGCCAGCCCTTGATTAAATAGTTTGACCGCAGCATGGGCTTTGCGTCGCCGATCCACACCAGCTCGTCCAGGAGCGTCTCCGGCTGCGTGAGCTTATTGAGCCCCGTTTTTACTGCTTGCAGGCCTTGCTGGGCGTGTACGTCGTTCCAGTCTGCGTTTGTTTGCTCCGGCGCCGACCAGGGCAGCCCGGTCTTGCGTGCCGCTTCCTGACCGCCGTTGTCTGCGTCGTTATCTGCGGCAATGCGTAGGTCGATGCTGGGCCATTTTTGTTGCAGCGCGGTGACCACCGTTTGTAGGTTAGATTTGTCGAGCCCAAAGAACACCGGGTAGAGCTCGTCGAGCGCCTGGTAAACTGAGACGCCAGTCGCCCAGCCCTCCGACAGCCAGCAAGTCCCTGGGTTGTCCGGGAGAAACGTGCCGACCACGCCAAACACCCCGCCGTCCTTTTTTAGCCCTGCGTTAAACTTTTTGTTTCCGTTTGGTGAGATGCGTTGCTGCCCGACTTGCTGTTGGTCAGTATTAAACAACGGGACCACCACGTCAGCGCCCTCCAGGACCGCGCCTATGAGCTTGACGCCTTTTCTTTCGTGATAGGGCGTGTACGGGTCGAACTGGCGCTCAGGCGTCGGCTCTGGCTCTGCCTTGGGCATCGGCACTACGTTGGCAAAGTCTGACGCCGTGACGCGATGCTGCATGACACCTGGTTGCGCCGTTGCGATAGGCCAAACGCCGTCGTGCTCCATCTCAGCTACAATGGCGGCAAAATCGTTGCACTGGCGGCAGGCAAACTTCACCAGGCCATCCTTTTCGTTTATCCAGAACCTGGTCGAGGGCCAGTCGTTGTGTCCGCAGCTCGGGCAGGCACCGTGGAATTCACCTGGCGGTCCCTCACGCAAAGAGTAACGCGTGATGATGCGGTCTGACCATTCCGACCAGTATGGCTTTGGGAAGTCAGGCATTTGTTAAAACGGGATCTCGTCATCAAGATCGTTAGACACCGTTTCTTTTTTCTTTTCGGCCTCTCCGAACGGGTTAACCGATTCAGTTTTTGCTGGCTCTGCCGGGGCGTTGCTGTCTAGCGCCTTGCCCATCAGCGTGTCTTTCAGCGGGTCAGCCTCTATAAGGTCGTCAAACATCGCGCCTTCCGGGCCTTCTTGCGGTTCAGCTAAACGCACCACCATGACGCCAGTGGGACGCAACCCAATGCCAACCCTGCCGCCGTATTCCCATGTCTTAATGCGAAACATGACGTGTATGATGCTGCCACTGGTAAGCTGGAAGTCATCAGCGGCTGGCGTGCCGTCAGACATGTATTGCCGGGGTTTTGTTCGTGGGTCGCCGTATGTTGAGATTTTAAGCTTCGCCCGGTAGACGCCGTCATCTTTTATGAAAATATCGTCTAGGCTTTTAACCAGCTTGTCTGACTCAAGGCCAGTCTCCGGGTCTTTCTTTTTGACGATCCATTGCTTGCCTTTGGTTTTCTCGTCAGAATTAAAAACCTCTTTCATTTTAGCCGCCAGGTCTTTCGCTTGCTCCTCACGCATAATCACTTGCATTTCGTATGCGCCTGACGGGTCAGTTGCCGCCACGGGTATTGATGAGCCCTGCGCCTTATCGTAGGCGTATGCCCGGTCTATGCGAGGCCACAACGCCTCTACGTCTGTTAGTCGGTAGTCCATATTAGTCTCCTATTTCGTCTGCCAAATATCCTGGTAAGTCGTGCTCTGAGTAGGTGCCCCAGTTCGAGCTGTATTTGTCTGAGATCCGCGCCTCAGCTATCTCCAGCAACGTCGCCTCGACGACGCGCATGGAATAGTTCATCGCGGCTGGGCCCAGGGTGTGGAAGTGAGCCAAATATGGCTTCTTCTTTTCCACAGCCAGGAAGCCCCAGGTTTTAACATCCCAGCCGTGTAATTTTGCGATCAAACAGTAGAAGGCCGCCTGCAAATGGTAGCCTCGTTTGTATATCTCCCGGCCAAAGCCACGCTCGCTGGCGTCCTGGCACGTCTTGACGTCTCCCATTACTTTAAGTTTGGGGGAGTAAATGTCTGGTCTAATTGATAAAAGGAGCCCAGTGTGATGCTTCACAAAGATGCTTGCCTCGCATATTTTATCCTCTTGCTTTAGCAGTTTGCCGCAGTGGCTGTCGTTCATTAGGCCGCCGATTATTTCGCCGTTCTCGGTCTCCATCCCGTGGACCATTCCCTGCACCAGCTCGTAATCCTTGCGGGGCAGTAGCACCTTGCCTTCAAGCTTACACAGCTCGGCGTGCTCCTTGTATGCCTTGGTGGCGCGGGATTTCTCGTCGCTGCATATGACGTTAAATTTTTCTGGTTCGAGCGCCTCAGAATGCGTGGCGGTGCCAATGTCGGCAACAATGGAGCTGATGTTTACTTCACCGTACTCGGCGTGCATCGGGCTTTCGATTATCCATTGCTTTAAGTATGACGAGGAAATAGCTGATTGCGCGTGATAATCCTCGTTTGTCATGTCGTAATATATGCCTGGCTTCACTGTAGTATCCTCCCGTATGTCGCCATGAGTAGAGCCTCCGCTCGGTGTTCATCTTTTTTGCGCTTGAGGTCGTCAGCCAGGGCAGGGAATTGCTGTATTGCCATCCGCCGGGCCCCATCCTTGTCAGCCGGGACACGCAACGCCTTCTTCCAACTGGCTGGCGTGATAATCTGGTGGGGGATGCCAAGCAGTGAGACGGCACTTAAAATCTGACCGAAACCCATGCCGATTTTAAATGCCGAACTCACGCCTTGTTTTGGCCGTGCTCCTTGCTTCTCTATGACAAGGTAATCCACAGCCACACTGCTTAATATCTGCCTCAATTCGTGGGCGTCGAGGCCTCCCTCAGTAAAGACGGGGAGGTCGTGCACCTCAGCCCAATCTCCCTGGAGGAGTGCCACGCCACCCGTTTTGTATCCGGGGTCAATGCCTGCGTAAGTCTTGGTCATCTTCGTCCTTTACCGATTCCCCGAGGATCTCTTTGCAGAGGCTCGCCAACGAGCGATCTTCCGCCCGAGCTTTGGCTACAAGCTTACTTTTGATCTCTTCTGTGATGCGCACAAATAACGCAACGCGTTGTTTATTCATGATAATTTCACTGTCTGCCGTTTTTTTATAAAAAAGTACTATCTGGTACTTGTATATAAGCTAGCTAATAGCTATCTTAATATCAATTAGACAGTTTACAGACAGTTTTTAGACAGGAGGAAATAATGACTTACACAGTAAAAAGAACACGGCATCGTCGATTAGAGGCTTACAATGTACAAAGTGACAATGGATTAAAAGCTATTATAGAAAAAGTCGAAGAGGGTAAGTGGCGTCGAATAATCCACATTGGGTCTGGCAGCTCTTTAATTGTGAACAAAATGTTTACTTCGATGGAAGAAGTTGCGGAGTATGCTCTTAAAAAAGCAGAAGAGGAGCGCGATTGGGCAAACAAAAACGTGCTCGTTATTTAAATGTATAGCTCTTTGCTTGCAGAATACATGTACCAGATGCACCGGGTGAAAATTATATGGACCCCGGCGTATCTGGATGAACAACCACCATTTTAAACAGGAGGAACTTATGGAT